ACATATGAGATGGGGCGTGATCGTAGAGACGAATTTCGGGACGGCGTTATTCGTATCCCTCTCGAATCAAGGAACCCATAGGAGATTATTATGGCAATTACTCAAGCTGTATGCAACAGTTTCAAAGTGGAAATCCTTAAAGGCCTACACAATTTTACGGCTACGACAGGGAACACTTTTAAACTAGCATTATACGATAACGAAGCAACTTTAAATAAATCAACAACTGCTTTTTCAGGAACTGATGAAGTAGCGAACTCAGGAACATATTCTGAAGGTGGTGGTGCGTTAACATCTGTTACGCCAACATTATCTACAGACACGGCTGTTTGTGATTTTGCTGATATATCATTTACAAGTGCAACTATTTCAGCACAAGCTGCTGTAATTTATAACAACTCAACTGTATCTGGTTTGACAACCAATGCATCTGTTTGTGTACTAGATTTTGGTGCAGTAAAAACTTCTACTTCAGGAACATTTACAATAACGTTCCCAGCAGCAGAAGCTACAGCAGCAATTTTAAGGATCGCATAGGAGATAAATTATGGCCTCTATCCAAGGATGGGGCCGAGAAACCTGGAACTCAGGTGCTTGGAACCAACAAGCACCTGTAGAGGCTTCAGGTAATGGTCTCACTTCTACAGTTGGAACTGTATCGCTTGTCACGACAAATATTTTTGAAGTAACAGGAAACCAACTTACATCTAGTATAGGAGATGCTACTCAAGCAAGTGAGTATGCAGCGACTGGTAATGCAGTAACGTCATCATTAGGCACAATGCCTGATCCGACGATTGTTGATAACCAATTATTAACTGGATGGAATAGAGGTGTAGGCACAACAGTTCCACTAGGATGGAATGCAGCGTCATGGAATAATGGCGACTTTATTTTAACAACTAGCAATGGACTATCGGGTGCAGGCTTAACTTCATCTTTAGGTGAAGAAACCCCAACTGGTAGTGCTTCCATTTCTGTAACTGGTTTAAGCACAACCACATCTTTAGGCACTGCAGTAGCAACTGGAATTGCAGTAGCAACTGCTACTGGCAACTCTATCACGTCTACTCTTGGAACAGAAACTGTTACAGGATCTTCTACGCATACTGTTACTGGTGTCGGAACAACAGCATCACTTGGTGATGAGACCGCTACGGGCGTACCTCAATCTGGTTGGAACCGTGGAGCAAATCAAGTTACAAGTCAGTTAATTGGATGGAATGATAATCTTTGGAATATTTTAGAAACGTCTTATTCTTTAACAGGTGTTCAAGGGTCAACGGCAACTGGTTCACCAACAATAAACATTTCTGTTGCTCCAACTATTACTGGTGTCGGATTAACTGCTTCTACAAACACACCAGGCACATCAGTATTTGTAACTGGTGTTAGTTCAACAACATCAATTGGTACATTCTCTATATCAGGAGATTCACAGACAACAATTGTTGCTGCTAGTGAACCTGAGATGGATATTAGTACAGGAACTGCTACTGTTGAAATTGGTAAGACAGCTTTTCCACCAGGAAATGCTATTACTTCAAGTCTTGGATCATTAAGTGTTGTAGGTACTTCTGTTGTTTCACCTTCAGGTATTAGTTTAACTAGTAGTCTTGGTACTGAAGTTGCCTCTGCTGATGTTAATATCACTGTTGTAGGAAACAGTCTTACTATAACAGGAGCACCTGTTACAGCAACGGCTGGAGCTATAGTAAGTGTTACAGGAACCTCGTTAACCTCTAGCTTAGGAGAAGAATCACAGGAAACAAGCTACCTATTACCAGGTGTTTCTTCAACAACGTCATCAGGCACTGTAACTATAACTGCAAGTTCTACTTTGACACTTACGGGAGTTTCTGCTACAAGTACTACAGGAACCCTACAAGGTACTTTTTGGAACCAAGTAGATGATTCTAACTCGGATATAAGTTGGACAGAAGTTCATCAAGCCGCATAAAAGTTTTGACAAACTTTAAAATAATAACTAAAACTTTAAATAGGAGATAAAAAATGGCGTCAACTTATTCAACAAGTTTGAGAATAGAGCTTCAAGGTTCGGGAGAAAATTCTGGAACTTGGGGAACTATTACCAACAACAATTTTTCACAATCTTTAGAATTTAGTATTGCTGGTGTAGTAAATGTTGCGTGCGGCGATAGTGCTGTAACAACGCTGACGAACGCTGACGGTCCACAATCACAAGCTAATAACCAAGCAAGAAATGCTCACATAAGATTAACGGGTGCACATGGTGCAGTAAGAATAGCTCAATTCCCAGCTACTCAAAAAACATATTTAATTACTAACGCAACGACTGATTCAGGATCTTCTGGTCCTTATGCAATGACTTGTAGATTAGGTGCTTCAGGTAATACACTTTCAATAGCTAACGGCACAACTCGTCTTGTTTCTACAGATGGTACAAACTGGTATGATGTTTTTTCTTCAGGCGGATCATATGATCTTAATGGTCAAGACTTAGTTTTAGATACTGATGGAGACACTAAAATAATTTCATCAACTGATGATAGAATTGAATTTTCTATTGCAGGTACAGGTGTTGGTAACTTTACAAATTCATCTAGTGATTTTGTAATTACTTCAGGTGTACAAGATAAAGACATTGTATTTAAAGGCGATGATAATGCTAGTGCTATAACTGCTTTAACTTTAGACATGTCTGAAGCAGGAGCTGCTACTTTTAATGCAGGCGCTACATTTGGTGGTGTCGTAGATGCAGACTCAGGTGTTACTATTGACAATATTACAATTGATGGCACAGAGATAGATTTATCATCTGGCGATTTAACTTTAGATGTTGCTGGTGATATAATTTTAGATGCAGCAGGCAACGATTTAATTTTTCAATCTGCTGGAACAGCTATTGGTCATATTACTAATAGTGCAAGTGATTTAGTTATTGAATCAAAAGTATCTGATAAAGACATGATATTTAAAGGTAATGATGGTGGCTCTGGTATTACAGCTTTAACTCTTGATATGTCAGGTGCTGGTGCAGCAACTTTTAATAATGATGTAACAGCTTTCTCTGATAAAAGACTTAAAACAGATATAAAAAATATTGATAATGCATTATCTAAAGTAATGAAAATGCAAGGTGTCTACTATAAAAGAAATGATGTAGATGATGCTAAAGAACAAGTTGGAGTGTTAGCTCAAGATATGGAAGAGATTTTACCTCAAGTTGTATTGACGGCCGACGATGAAATGAAAACCAAATCTGTTGATTATGGAAAAATATGTTCTGTTTTGATAGAAGCAATTAAGGATTTAAAGCAACAGGTTGATGAATTAAAGGGTAATTAAAAATGACTTTACCTTCAGGTACTATATCACTTTCGCAAGTAAACACGGAATTAGATATATCACCATCTAGCACAGCCATTAATATGGGTGCTACAGCAGTAAGAGACCTTGCAGAAGTTCCTTCTGGTGCAATTGGGATGTCTGATTTACAAGGAAAAACAAACGCAGCATTCGTTACTGCAACTGGTGGAACAATTGCTACATCAGGTAATTTTAAAATACATACTTTTACCTCATCAGGAACTTTTTCAGTTTCTGACGCAGGAGATGCAAACGGATCAAACACAGTAGAATATTTGATAGTAGCTGGTGGTGGTTCTGGCGCAGCTAGTTATGGCGGTGGCGGTGGAGCAGGTGGATTTAGAATTAATTTTCCTCAACCCGCAACTGGTGGAACTCCTGTTTCTGCAACAAATTATCCTATTACTATAGGCGCTGGTGCATCTGCTTCAGGAACTCCTGGTTCTTCGCCAGGTAATAATGGAAACCCTAGTTCTGCTTTTGGTATTACTTCTGCAGGAGGTGGTAAAGGGGGTAATGGACCTGGTGGTAATAATCCTGTTTCAGCTCCAGGTGGACAAGGCGGTTCTGGTGGTGGAAAAGTACACGGTGGCGCATCAGTAGGACAAGGAAATACTCCTCCTGTTTCTCCTCCTCAAGGAAATCCTGGTGGACAAGGAAACATTCAAGAGAATCAAGGAGCTGGTGGCGGTGGCGGTGGAGCCAATGCAACTGGTGGAAATGGTAGAGGTGGTCCTTCAGGCCCTGGTGCTGGCGGAACGGGTGGAGCTGGTACAGCAACAAATATTTCAGGTTCTTCTGTAACATACGCAGGCGGCGGTGGTGGAGGTTATCATGCACACTACGGTCAAGGTAGCCCTGCTCCTGGTGGTGCAGGTGGCGGTGGAGCAACAGGTCAAGCTGGAACTGCAAACACAGGCGGCGGTTCTGGTGGTGGTTCTGTAGGTGCTTCAGGAACTCCCAGCGGTAGCGGCGGTTCTGGAGTTGTAATTATAAGATATAGGTTTCAAGCAGATTAATATGGCACATTTTGCAAAATTAAATGATAGTAATGTAGTTATTAGCTGTGAAGTTGTAGCTGATGCAGACACTAAAGATGAAAACGGAAATGAAGTTGAATCTGTAGGCGTTGCTTTTTTAACGAGTGTACACGGTTATACAAATTGGAAAAAGTATTCTAGAAATACTATGGCTGGAAAATATTATAATGTTGATTCTAATGGCAATTGGACTTCTGAAGGAGATCAATCAAAAGCATTTAGAAAAAATCCTGCAGCGATAGGATACACTTATGATCCAGGCAGAGATGCTTTTATTCCACCAAAACTTTTTGATTCTTTTATTTTAAATGAAACAACTTGTACTTGGGATGCTCCTGTAGCTTATCCAACGGTAACTTCTCATGATGGATTAATGTACTTGATTGAATGGGATGAAACTAATCTTAGATGGATAGCTGAAGCAGAAAATAAAAAATGGAATCCAGAGACATTTGCGTGGATAGACATCTAGAAAAAATAAAACCTTACAGTGTATTTAAAAAACATCTTCTTTCAGAAGAATTTGTCACGGTTCATACTGTTTCAAAAAATTTATTAATTGATAATAAAAAAATAACAAATCATATAAAAAAGGCTAAGAAAAAAAAACAAAGATGGCGACCTGAAGTTTGGTATTCTGATAATAATTATTTTAAATTTGACTTACATCAACATATAACTTGGTTAAATGACTATATAAGAGACACCTTTAGCACTGAAATTGATGAGGATTTAATGTTAAGTTCAAATCATGTTTCAGGTATTTATCTTGAAAAAAATGAAAGTATAGGATCACACAATCACATTGATGAATGGGACTATCAAAACTCCCCTGATATATCAGTTATATACTGTGCAGACACAGGTAAAGATAAATGTGATATTATATTTGAACATGAGTACGGAAGACATAAGAAAAGAAGATGGGCCGTTTTTTTAGAAAAAGGTAAGTGTATTATTTTTCCATCTTATATTAATTTTTTTATCACTCAGAATATTAATGAAAAACCTTTTGCAGGGTTGTGTTATAGGTATCAATTATCTAAAAAAACTTAATAATTAAAATTTATTACAACTCTTCTTTTTTCATCTGTACAGGAAGATCCTGTGTGTTTTGTACGGCAATCAAACTCTACATACCTATTTCTTTTACTTTTAATTTTTTTTCCGTTTTCTAATTTAGTATAGCCATTACAAGTATTTATATAAAAAATACCTGTCTTTTTCATTCCATAATTTGCCCATTCACCATTTCTATCTGTATGCATACCATGTTCAACTATTTTTTCAGTTTTAGGTGAAAGATTAGCTTTTACTCTATAAAAATTTCTATGGTAAGGTATTCCTAATTTTAAACGAAAAGGTTCTAAAAGACCCATCATAAATTCATCGCAATTTATTTCGCCACCTTGTCTAATAAAACCATAAACAAATTGAAAATAATCATCACCTTCAGTATTAACATGATCGTTAAAATACCAAGGCATGAAAGACGACATCATTATATCTTCTAATTTTTTTAAATCATCTTCATTTAAAAAATTATCAATTACTTTGTGTTTAACATTCATGTTAACATCAAAATGTGTTTTTGTACCAACATTGTATTCTATACTCATATTAAAGCCTCTTCACTATTTCCTGATTTAATAAATATTTTATTGTCAGTTTCTTTTTCTGAAAAAAGACAATTAGTTAAAACACAATACATATTTGAATTTGTTTCATTATGTAATTCTGATTCTTCAATAATTTGTAAAGCTCCTTCTTTTAAACCAAAGGCTTTTTTAATAATAAATAAAACGTTACCAGGTGTAATAGTAATTTTAGTTTTTTTTTGTATTTTTAAAAAAGTTTGTTTGTCATAAAATACTTCTATACCAGGATGATTTGATTTTTCGTATCTTCTTGTTTTTAAAAAATTAAATTTTTCTATAAGTTCATTCACGTTCATAACCCTTAATTATTTTATCAAAATATATATTAAAAGAAATTATTGTTTTTCTTTTAGATGATTTGTTTTTAGGTGCTCGGTGAACAACAAAACTAGGAAAGATAACAAAGTCTCCCTCTTGCACATTTAAATTAATTATATTGTTCATATTAGAAGGATCAACTATTTGAGTTACAGGAGATTCTTTTGGCATTTCTAAATAATACACTCCAGTATAATTACCGCCATGAACATGCCAACCATGTTTGCCATTTTCAAGATATTGTTGATACCATACTACGGGTAAAGTAAAATTTTCAAACCCTAATGGTTTTATCATTGTATAAATTTGTTTGTTTAAAAAAGGTAAAAATTGTTTTACCCACGGTCTTTCAAAATCTTTATTTTTATGCCAATCTAATTTATGAATATTATCACTGTAATATTGATCATCAGCTTCTAGTTTTTCATGAGAAGAAATATCTATACTTAATAAAAGTTTTCCTTTTATTTTATTGTGATCGTTAAATTTATTTATTATATACGGAACAGATAAATTATTAATTATCATTTTAATCCTGACAATAAAAAAAATGAGTAATAGTGTATCGTCCATTTCCTATTTCTTTAAATTTTTTTGTTTTAATAGGTAATACTTCATGAAGGTAATAACACGGAAACATTAACATTCTATTGTGCTTTACATTAATTTCATAATCTGGTTCTGTAAATTTTAAATTACCACCTGTAAATTTTTTTGGTTCACGATAAAACCATATGAGAGAAGTCCATTGAAACTTATCATAATGAGGTTCATAATAATCATTATTTTCGTAGTAAGAAATTATATTTGCATCGTGATCGCTGCCTATAAAACTTCTATACTGCGGTGTTATGTTTTGTATTATTTCATGAAATTTAGGTGTTCTAAATAAATTCATGTTTTGTATTATTGGTGAATAGGTTCTACCTTCCTGCGTATAGAGTCTATCAATATAGAACCTATATGATTTACCTTTAGCAGTCCCATCTTCATGACGTGCAACAACAGTGTCTTCTGCTCTTAGTTGGTCATGTTTGTTTTTGGTAGATAAAAAATCTAACTCAGTCCAAATAAATTTTTCTGTTTCCTTGTCATACCAATTATCAATGACAAGAAAAGGAAAGGGTTGATCCCCTCCAATTTGTACTATCCAATCTTTCATTGTTTTTTAAATTCTGCAGGTAATCCTAAAAAAGGTCTTGTATCAAATAAATTTGGTTCTTCTAATGCACCATCAGTGCTATTGTAATGTAGAAAAACTTGACAACAATCTTTTCCTGTAAAACTTTCCCTCCAATGCTCCAAATCACATCCGCTGTAAGCTAACATATCTCCAGGTTTAAGAACTATTTTTTTACCTTTATTACCTTGATTTCCTGTAGGGTCTAAATAAATTGGCCATTCATCTCCTCCTAAGTTAAGAGTGCAAGAAATTTCACAAGAAGGCCTGTCTTTGTGTCTATGAAGAACATCACCAAATTTATAAATTCTAGCATAGCTATATGTTGGTATAAGACTTAAATCAGTTACTTGCATCATTTTTGGTAATACTCTTTCCAATAAAGTTTCCATAACCATGTCTGCATAGTGACTATATGTGTTTGGTATTTGATCATCTTTCCACGTCCCCCAAGTTTGATCAAAAGGAGAAATAAATTTATTTTCCTGTAAATGTTGTGCAACTTTTCTTTTATTACTAAAATATGCAAAACAAAAACTTGCTAGTTCGTTTGATATTGCTTTTTTAACTACTGCGTATTTATTTTGTTTAAAACTCATATTATCTCCTATTTAAATAAATTACCTTTATTCCAACATACCAATGAATATCGTGTCCCTTTCGTTACTGGAACAACCCTATGCCAAACAAAAGAAGGAAAAAATATCATTGTCCCTTTTTGTTTAAGTTTAATATTAATTATTTTATTTTGTTTTGGATTAGGTATACAAATTTGAAAATCACCGCCTTCATATTCATCATCATTTGCTAAAATTAAACTAGCAGATATTTTTCTTGTTAAACCATTTTCATCAGCATCTCCTGAATCGGTGTGCCAATCGTAATGTTGTTTTTGTGTGCCTTCATATTTTGTAAATTGAAAAGATTCTGTCATGCTCCACTGAAAATTCCAACCCGCTTGTGCATTCACTTGATGAATTATTGGTTGAATTTCTCTGTACATCCAATTATCGCTCATCCAAATAACTTTAGATTTTCTTGTTTTTTCTAATTCTTGTCTATCATAGTCACTTAAAGTATCTGGGTTATACCCCCATGTCGTTGCAACTTGCTCTTTTAAATATTTACCGTACTCAATGACATGATCACAAAACCTGTTGGTGACTGCGTTTTCTAAAATAAAATAATTATTTTTTAAATTCATTCTTTTTTCTGCCTCTTTCATAACATGAATTCTCTGTCAAGAAAACAATTATAAAAAGATTACTTGATATATTCTGTACACATGTTTAAATTAGATCTCACCCAAAAATTACAAATCAAGGAGATATTATGGAAAATCAAGAAGTATTGAAGGCTATAGCTACCCTTGCTGATAAGGTGAGTCGTTACCACGAACGTTTATTAGCAGTGGAAAGAGACAATGAAAAACTACAACAAGAATTATTAGAACACAAAAAAAGTTCTCATATACATACAATTCAAGGTAAACCACATAACTCCGATGCAACTGTTATGATAACAGGCTTAGATTCTGATATGGAATGTGAAGCGTGTAGCGCTTAATTAATCAGGAGTTACACCTAACATATCTGCTAAAGAAGGGGCGAATACTTTTACGTCTCTTCTAATTTTTTCAGCAGTTGTAGATGTTCCTGGATTATCAACATCAGCTTGAGCCGCAGCCTCTGATTCATATTCAGCGCCCGTATCAACATGAGTAATTGTTGTTTCAGTTTTTACTTTATAATGTGGAATTCTTCTTCCATCTTCAGTCGTAATGTGACCTAGTAATTCAGCAGGTTCAACTATCGGCATCTTCGTTTCTCCAATTTATGTTAAAACTGATGATAACTCTATCTTCATCAGAATTATTTGTTTGTACTTCATGTTGTAACCATGATGGAAAAAAAATCAAGGAATTTTCAACAGGCTCCCATTGTACGCTGTGAGCAAGGTGTATAGAGGCTTTATCTGTTTTAGGTGGTGATAGCACCTCTGACTGTGGTTTAGGCTCTAGAAACACAATATTTCCACACTTTTTAGGAGCTTTAAGATAAAATACACCTGATAAATAGTTATATGGATGCGTGTGAACATTGTTTCGTGATCCTGGTGGATTAATCATACCCCACATACCAGTCATTTCAGGAACATAATTGTGTTTGACATCTAAGTGATTAAAACAATCTTTAGAATATTTTAATATATCACCAACCAAAGGACGAAACTTTTTAATATCATATATTTCATCATGACTATGCCAACCGCCGACATTGGACCGTGGCATACCCATCTCATCTTTTTCTCGTAGTTGATAGATGCTATCAATAAGATGTTCGTGGCCTTTTAATTGTAGTGAAAATACGGGAGTAATAAATAACGAATGAAGATTGATCAGAGTTGTCCTTTTGTGATCTCCAAAAAACTTGCTATAATGTGCACCTGATTGGCAGCATTAGCTTGAACTTTAAGAATATCACTTTCTTGCAAAACTAAAGGTTGTGTCAATAGTTCTGTGGTTGTGTTTGTAGCAACACTCTTTGCTTTAAATACTTCAAAGGTTGCAGCCCCTCTGACAACTTCAACATCAACTAAAGTTGTTGAACCAGAGTCATTGCAAACTAAAAGAGATTTTACTATATCTGTAGTTGGTGGAACTGGTGGCGTTGCACCAGGATCAGCCGTGGGAACTGTCAAGACAGTTGTTAAATTCGTAGTAGTTACATCTACCATTGCACTTTTAAATGTATTAGCCAAGGAAAACAGCCTCCGACTCTGATTCGTTTTTTAAATCTTGTTGGTAGTTTGTATTAAGTAAAAAAATTATTTGATCTAATAATTGAATCATTTGATCAAACTGATTGGCATCATATTCTGGAGTCGCATTGGGTAATCGTGTGATAGTTATTCTAGCCATTTTTACTCTTTATTAAATTATCAAACATAATATGGGTTTTTTCATATTTTTCAATTATTTTATCTGGTATCAAAGACAAGTAATCATAAGGATTTTTTTTAATATTGTTAGTTCTAATATGATGCCATTCAGGAATAGGGTCATTATACTGTATATTCTGTATAGAAAATTGATTAAAATTTTTAGTCTTTATTCTATACTGAGGCACATTTAAAAATTTTAATATTTTAAAAATTGTTTGTTTAGGAGACTTTATTAACTCATCATAAGTAATAATTTTATATTTTTCTTCTGAGTTAAGTATATTTTCAATGCTCCATATAGATACTCCTATGTTGTGATCTCTTCTTAATAAAGAATTACACATTTCTTCTTTACGTGATTCTTTAATGTTCATAACTTTAAGAGTTGAAGCTAAACATTCAAAGACAGGTCTATACAGTATTACAAATTTACTGTTTAATTTTAATTCTCTTAAATAATTTAGGTTTGCTTCAGTGCCCCAAGATCCTCTATCCAAAACATGTTTGCACTTATAATGTTTGTAGTAAGAAAAAAATGCTTGTTTAGCTGCGTTGTGTACTCCAGTATAATCTGGAAATTCTTGATACTGTGGAAAATCCTGTAAGGTTAAAATACGATGAACTAATTCGGTTACAACGCTATTTGCTGTAACTTTAATATCATCACTTTGATTAAGTAAAGAGCCTAGCAAAGTGTTACCTGCTCTAGGCATAGAACATAAAAAATTTATTTTAATATTATCTTCTTCCGTCTGGTCTAAGTTGTAATTTTGTTGATCCTAGTCTCCAAGCAGTGTCGTTTACAGTGTTTGTTTGATATTTAATTTTAACTGCTCTTCCTCTACCTCTTACATCAATCTTCTCCGTAGTATTGGAAATAGATCCAGTGGTAGTAACCGTATCTGCTGATTGAGGATATTGTTCAAGTGTTAGTGTAGCCGTCATGGTATTAGTTAAATTATCAAAGTCTGGAACAAGTTTACTTACAGACATAAGTTCATCACCGTCCGCTATTTCAACAGAACCTGATGTTAAAAAAGCAGAGATAGCTGTGCCGTCCGCTTGATTATTACCATTCTCATGTTCGTAAATATACGAAGCACCTGCAGTTAACCCAAGTATAGTAGAGTTATTTGCTGTTAAGCTTGCATCGTATTCTGTAGCAATAGGTAATTCATATACATAAGCACCTAACCAAGTAGTTCTTGCAAGGGATGTAGTATACCAAGTGTTCTCTAGATAGTTGTAAGCCACAGCTCTGTCTATTTGTGTAGCATTAGCTGATGGGTAATACCAAATTATTTCATTAAATGCGGTGTTAATACCACAGGCTATGTCTTTTTTATTAGTATAACTTATATCGTCAAATACATAATCTTGAACAGAACAAGGCATTTTTTTGACAACACCATCGTACATGTAAAAAGAATTATCAGACATCCAATAAGATCTACCATTTATTTCTACTGCTGCGTGTTGAGCTATTAACCCACAGTTAGCACCAAGCTGTCTAAGACCAAAAGTAAAAGGTGTGCCAACAAATTGAATACCGTGCATAGATGTATCTGTCCAAACTAATATTTGACCAGATGATTTAACAGCGCCTACTATTCTAGAGCCATCTGATATACGAAGAGAACCAGCTTCATTAGTTGATACTGGTGTATAATCCGTAGCGTCTTCTCGATCAGAAAATCTAAATAATAAATCATCTTGCGTATCACTGTTGCCTATTGTTGTTTCTGTACCAAAAATTAATAAATGTCTTGTGTCGGTAGACACTAAACTAAACCTAGAAGCTGTTGGAGCATTAGATAAAGTTGTTGCTCTATTACTTGTACCCCCTGATGTATCCCAAACAAACGTTCCACCATTTAAAACGGTAGCAATTAAATCTTCACCAAAATTATCTAAAGACCAGTTTCTTGCGTCTACTACAACACTTGAAGATGATCTTGGCGTATTCCATGTGCTATTATTCCAAGCCAATGTTCCCCAACCATAACCATAACTAGATGTAGATGGCCCTGTTCGAATTTGATAATTAGCATTTCCAGATCCACCGCCGCCTGATGTTGACCCAGAAGCTGTGCTTGTATGAGTTACTGTATATGTACTAGCAGAAGGAACTGTAATAACTTCAAACTCGTTATTCATATCTAATCCATCTATTGCAGAGAATGAATCAAAAGTAACAAAGTCACCAATGTGTGCTCCATGAGCTGCATCCGTAACTGTAACAGTTGTTGTACCATTTGTGGTAAAAGGATTTGTTAAAGCTGCTGTTTCTCTAATAGGAGTTATGTCAGTTACTGCGCCATCAGAATAAATATATAATTTTCTGTCTGTACCTAAAGCAAGATATCTGGTTCCGTCTAAACCAATCCAGCTATGCGTATCACGGACCACGCCCACAATAGTTTTATTTGGATTTGGCAAATATGTCCAACCTTTCCATCTTTCAGGTTTACCATAGTGAAATCGAACAAAGTCAGAATCAACATACTTACGTTGATCTCCTGCTGAATAAGCAGTATCTTGTTTATCTATACCTGGTTGAAACTTTAAATCGACTAATTTCATGTCGGGGTATACTAAATTATTTATTGTTTTGTGGCAAGAATTGAGTTCCTACATTACCTTTGAAGGAGTAATTACCCATGTGTGTCATACCACTAGCAATATCAGCATATATTTTACCGCCTATTTTTTGCCATAAACGACAAAAAGCATAATCTTCAGATAAATATCTTTTAGTACCAGGCTCTATCATAGTGTCAAAAAAAGCATAGTTCCAATCAGACGTGTCGTGATATCCAAAGGTTTTGTCGTGAGGATCGCCTAAATGTTGATCAGATTTAAATCTTAAATGAGGATATGCCAATGCCATTTTTTTAAATACATTTCTTTTTATCAACATAAAACCAGTTGCACCGTCCAATACTTCTATAAAACCTTTTTTAACCATAATATTTTTTGGATCTTTAACATTTAAATTATATTGCAACGATGCTGCATGTAATTCATCTTCACTTATATTTGGTTTTTCTTTTACTTTTTTGATTGCCTTGGTCCAATCAATTACCTTTCGTGGGTATACTCCTGTCACTACATCTTCATCTAAATCTAACATACGAAACACTGACTCAGAATTAAAAGCTAAATCAGCGTCAATAAATAAAAGATGTGTATATTGTTCGTCGTCCATAAATAATTGCACCAATGTGTTTCGAGCTCTTGTTACTAAAGATTCATTACCAATAGTTCCAAATTGTATTTCTATTTTTTTACTAGCTGCTAAAGCCGTAAGTTGTAGACAGCTTTTAAAATAGTCGGCTGTCAACATATTGCCGTAACAAGGTGTTCCAATAAATATTTTAGAATTCACTATAACTTACTTTTAAATATTCTATTTTCTTTAACCAATCTTTAGGTATTGCGATAGCACCACCGCCTGATATGTCTTCTTTGTCTTTGCTATACGAACGCATAATAATTATTTTTTCTTTACCATTATGTATCATCCACCCTACTTCTTGGCACACGGCCAACGGAGCATCCATAACTTCTTTTATATCAATCCAACCAGTCTCAGTATCACGAGCATCGAGCCACGTCACACGGACCATCGGCACTTTGTTAATGTCAATCATTAATAGGTTCTTTTTTCTTTAAATGTAAATTAAAAGAAACAGATCTTCTCTCTTCATTAGGAGTTCTAAATGGATAAACACCATGAGATAACCAAGAAGGAAATAAATATATTGCACCTACTTCAGGTGTTACTTGATGTTTGTGACCACTAAAAGTTGCAGCTTGACCACACATAAAATGTATATCGCCTACACAAGGATAGTGATCTTCTTTTGCATATTCATCTTTTAAACTTGGAGGCACTCGTAAATAGATAACACCTGACAATTCGCCCTGATGTACATGCATAGGATTAAAGTCTCCAGCCCACTGACTCACGACCCACATAGATTCTATAAGCATAGATCCAACAAATGCTGGTGATATTGTATCACTAGCAGGAGGTATAGAAATATATTGATGAACTACTTTACCTAAAGCATCTATTAAAGGTTTAAATTCTTTGCTAATTAAATCATCGTTAGGATAACGAACTTCTTGTTGAACATTACCTGCTAAATTCATAGAGTGATCGTATTCTTTTGATAATTTTTTGTCCTCTAATAATTTTGTAGCTCTGTTATCAAGAATTTTAATTAAGTTATTAGGTAGTTTACCTTCTAATATAGTCGGACCAAAAGGTCTAATGGCATGAAAATCTACTTTAGTTGACATGGTTTCCTTTCTACTTACAAATATCTATTGTCATATAGCAATTATTTGCCTATAAATATATAATTAAATAGGCTTATTTATCCAAGGGCGGCCTCCTTGCATACGACAATCACATA